AAGGTTGGGAAGGTTGGGAACAGGCAGTGGTTGTAAGGCTTCTGGCTTCCCAACCTCGGTTTTGAGGTTGGGAAGGTTGGGAATCAAGGCTGGGAAACGCGAGGCGGCGGTGACGTGGAAGCGATGAAAACGGTGATCGACAAGATGCGTAGCGACTTCGTCCGGGTGGCGGAGGTACGCAAGGTGCGCGGCGACTGGAGCGAGGCCGACGAGAAGGAGATCGGCGCCGCGATCAAGGCCGCGGTGGAGAAGGGCGACCCCGACATGATCCTGAGCTGGGCCGCATGGCTCGCCGACCTCTCGCACGCGATCGCCGCCTGGGATCTGATCGTGCGCGGCACCGTGGCGCGGATGCGGACTCAGGCACGTGAGGAACGCGAGGCGCGCGAACTGGCTGCGAAGGGGAAGCGGTGATGGTGGCGAGGATCAAGGTCGATACGAGCGACATCGAGCGCCCTGCTCGCCAGTTTGGCGAGCAGGGCGCGAAGCAGATCAAGTACGCGACGCCATGGATCAGGAAGAGCGTATTCGTCGCCGCCGCGCGAAGCAGCAGCCTCGAGGCGACGGCGCAATGGATGCGCGAGCGCGTCGCCGCCCTGCCGCCGATCGAGACCACGCCCGTCGGGCAACGAATGCAACGAATGCAACGAACCCCCACTCGGAGAACACGATGATCACGATGTCGGACTACGCCTCATACCTGCTCTGCGCATGGGGCGCATGGGCGCGCCGACAGGCGTCCGGCGCCCTGGGCTACCCGCGGGTGAGCCCCATGTTTCGGGATGCGCCGGTGGCCAAGGGCTATGCGTCGAAGCCGCCCCTCGGCCTGGACGTCACCGATGTGCAGGCGACCGACGCGGCAGTGCAGCGGCTGAGTGCCGGCGATCGCCGCTTGTGCGTCGAGGTCTATCAGCATGGCGGCACGACCGTCGAGATTGCCGCGCGCCTGGGCGTGCATCGACAGCGTGTCCCCGAGCGCCTGCGGCGCATTCACCACGAGCTGCTCGGGCACCTCAACGATATCGCAGCAGGGGTTGACACGAGCCGGTCACTTTCTGCATGATTCTGGCAACCTTGTATCGGTCCGTCAAAAGCTCGCCCTCCCCGGCGGGCTTTTTTGTTTTCCAGACCTCCATAGGAGGTGATCCATGCCCGCTGCAGCGCCTCGCCCTTGTCGGCATCCGGGCTGCAGCGCCCTGGTGCGCGGGAGCGCCTACTGCGCAACGCACCAGCGGGCGGCTGCGGGATCGTTCGCCGATCGGGCGCGCGGTACCCGGCAGCAGCGCGGCTACGGATCTGGTTGGGATGCCCGCCGAAAGCGCATCCTCGAGCGCGACTGCGGCCTGTGCCAGCAGTGCCTGCGCGAAGGAAGGCTGACGGCCGTCGGCGACAAGCCTTACTCGGCGTGGTGTGACCACATCGTGCCGAAGGCGGAAGGCGGTTCGGACGCCGACGAGAACCTCCAGACGCTCTGCCGGGCGTGCCACCAGGCGAAGACCGACCGCGAAAAGGCTCGCGGTGCTGCCCGATCCCGGCCGATCCGAGACTGAGGGGGGGGTGGTCGAAAGTCCAGCCCCCCAACCG